TTTCGAGGGCTTCTTTTTTCTGGGCCGTCAGCTTGTCGATCCGCTTTTGGACTTTCTCCTGCGGAACCGGGGCGTCGTCGTCTTCGGACTCTTCGTCCTCGGACTCCTTGGCATCTTCATCTTCGGACTCCTCCGCGGGCTTTTCAGCCTCGGATTCGTCCGACTCGTCAGTATTGTCAGAGAGCTTTTCTTCTTCGGCGTCGGTCTTTTGATCAGCCGCTTCCGGTGCTGGTTGATCCAGTCCGACGAGCGCTTCGCTGATCGACATAACGTCGAAATCTTCCACCTCTGCGGCCGGAGCCGCGTTATCTGTCGCCATGAGCTTTACCTCTCAAGTAGGAACCAGGCAGAGCGTCTGCCAGTCCGATCAAACCGGTGTGCCATGCGGGCACGACTCAACTTTGATACTACCAGTATAACGACTACTGGACAAATGTCCAGCAAAAAATGTAGAATGCAGAATGCAAAATGCAAAATGGGGCGGGAAAATCTCGTTGTGTGATACTTCGATTGTGTCGCCGGGAGACATTTGGCAGGTGTGGCGTGGATAGGATCGGCTATAGTTCTGCACAAGTGATTGCACTTTCTGTCACCTTTTGTGCGGTGTTTTTGATACAAAGCGTATGCACTTGCGCGCGGAGTTATACGGTTTGCAACGAGTTCCCGAGCGGGGATAAATACCGGGAAAGCGGCCGGATTATACCCGAAAGGGTGCGAGCGGGAACATGGCTTTACACTAAGCGAGAGGCTTCGGTGCGGCGCTGCTCGAGGGTGTCCCAGAGTTCCTGCAAGGCGTTGAGCTGGCCGGCGGCGTGGGCGAGGTAGCCGGGTTCCTTGGCGGTGGCCATGGTGGCGACCAAGGTGCTGGCGTCGGCAATGCGGTCCTGCAGCTCAAGCATGACGGCGAGGTAGGCGGGCGGTGCCTGGTCGCGGGAGAAGGCGAGGGCGCCCTCGCGGTCGAAGTCTTCGCTGACGGTGTAGAGGTCGGTGGGGATGGTTTTGGTTTTGGTGAACATAAGGTGTTTGCTGTTCGCGAATGGCGAATTAGCCGCGGCGCATGACGATGATCTCAAGCGCATGGATGGCTCTCTGCAGGTGCGGGCCGCATTCCCGGCAGGCAGGGCCGAGGTGGGTGTCGTGGCCGTGGATGTCTTCAATACGAAGCGGCTTGGCACAGATGCCGCAGCGCGGGATGTCACTGCCGCGGCGTCCGGGGCGCAGGCGGCTGGGCGGGGATGGCGGCGACATGGTCATCAGTAGCTGCCTCCTCCGTGGCTGCGCAGGATGTCGCCCTCGACGTTGATGGCGTCGGAGAGACAAACGTAACGAAGCAAATCGATGAAGTCTTTGGTCGCTCCCTTTTTACCGTCAGCCGCAGTGTAAGTTTGCAGGGCGTAGATGACATTTTTGCAGTTCTCACTGATGTACAGCTTCGGCTGGTTGCGCGCGTCCACCGGCTTCTCGGGGTTGTATGACAGGGCGTCATTGATCATGCTGACGCCTTCATCGATGCTGTCGCCCGGGGTCGCCGTGAAGAGCATGCCGAGGTCGGCCATCTCGTCGATGAGGGTCGTTGGGGATTCCTTGCCGAGGGTGCGGGCGTTGCCGTAGCGCGAATCCATCCATCTCTCGAAAACTTCCTCACCGCCTTCGACGCGGAGGATTTCGTCCTTGTAGCGCTCCAAGCCAAAGCCGAAGTCTTGCTGCGCGGGTCCGGGCTTGCCGTCGAGCTTCTTGCCATCCGGTAGCGCCCACTCGCCGGCATAACCGATGCCCTCGATGTAGGACGTTTGGTCGGGCCACTCGCGGTAGACGACGATACGGCCGGAGGTGTCATGCACCGTCCAGATCATCGCCCAGTTTTTGCCGGACGCCGGATCGACCCAGTGGTAGCGCGTGCCCTGCGGGACATCCGAGGCGCGGATGACGTGGACCTTGGGATTGAAGAGCGGGAAGCGGCCGCTGATGGCTTTGGTCGGGACACCGTAAGCGCGGCAGAGGATTTTTTCTTTGGTCTCGCTCTGCAGCTCTTTTTTCATGCGGGACCAGCCGGCCCAAGGATTTGACTGCGTGTGGAAGTAAAGGATCGGGCGACCTTTCGGATTGATCTGCTCAATGGGCACTTTGTCGTAGCCGGAGATCTCGCCCTTGTCGTTTTTGAGTGGGAGCAGCTCGGCGTCGGTGTCGGCGATGGTCTTGGCGCCGCTCAAGTAGTCAGACACGGTCGGTGACCAGCCTTCGACCGGCGTGAAAGTCACGGCGAGCTTTCCGTTGCGGTCAACCAACCGAAAACGGAGGGTTTCGAGGACATCAAGCGGAACAAGCTCGTCCGCCCAGGCGAAATCGATTTCGCCGCCCTCAAGCGTGCTCGGATCTTGCGAATAATTGCGAAAAACACAGATACTGTTTTGTGGGGTCACGAACTTCTGTTCTGTATAGCCCCCCTTAACGCTGTACGTTATATTCGTGACCTGCCCTTTTCTCGCCGTCCTCCACTCCGGCGGCATATATTTCCAAATGCGGGGCTGTTGCAGCTCGATGGAGTTAGGCGCTGTGGTCTGGAAGCACCAAACAACTGATCCGGGCTTGGAATAAAGCGTTTTTATGACTTCTTTCGCCGCCCATTCCGTTTTCCCCGAGCGGTTGCCGCCCATGACGAGGATTTCGCGGTGCTTTTCGAGGAGTTCGGACGCGCGCTTCCACACCGGCGGGATGTAGCCATAGCGAAACGGGTCTGATGCCTCGCGGGCGATTAGTTCTTCGCGTGTTTTGAGATATTTCCAGCCTTCGTCCGGTCCCAATTTCTCGAGCAAGTCGAGATCGACCTGCATGACAGGGTGCGGCGACGGCTTAAACCGTGTCTGATGTTCGTTCACTCACTCCACTGCGCCGACTCCGCGGCGCTCCTTCCTCTAAAATGTAAATGGGCGCTGGCTGGTTGACGCTCGGACCCTCCCCAGGGCCGATTTTGTTAAGCCGTGCCAGCGCCCAAAATGTCCAAAGTCGGATTCTCCGCACACGCGAGCTGGTCGATGCGCGCGGTTAGCCACCGGCCGTTGTCTTCGCGGCAGACGGTGACGTAGTCGTTCTCCATGCCACCCTGTGCGACAACGTAGAGCACTCGGCAGGTGCCGATGCCGTCTACTTCGACGCGGAAGTTTTGAGGTGGCCAAGAGATCATTGAAAAGTGTGACGGCGCCCCAGTCGTCTTGCTCGCTGGAGCTGGGCATCCCGGTATGTCCGCGGCGTCACACCACATGAACGCCGGCAAGAACCCGCTTGAGCCGTCAGGAAAGTCATTTTGCTGCTTTGCGCTTGCGCATCTCAGCGCAGAGGGCGTCCGCCTTTTTCTTCGCCTCTTTGGCGACAAGTTTCTGCCGCTGGCTTTTCAGCAGCACGATCGTCTTGTCGATCTCTTCGATTTCCGGCGTCATAATTTTGTACTTCTCCATAAAGTCAGGGCTGTCCGTTCACGCAGATGTAGAGGAAGCCAAAATTGGCAAAACTGTATCCGGCAAAGGCCACAGCGAGACCGGCGTTTCCTTCGCGCCAAAAGCCCACCGCGGTGATGGCGTAGCAGATGGTGGTGATGACGAGCGGGGTGAAGGTCATTCCGCGTCCTCCTCCTTGCCGCAGCGGATCGCCCAGGCAAACATGGCGCCGTAGGAAGCCAAGGCGCCGAGCACTACGCCCAAGGCGAGGCCGATGAGGATGTAGCCGGCGGCGGTCACTCGTGGACGCGCCTCCATTTGTCTTTCCACATCGACCTCGCCATCGTGGCGGACTTCTCGGCGACCGCTTCTTCGCTCATGTCGGGGCAGACATGGTGGAGCAGCTCATGCAGAACCGTGTCTAGCTCGTCCGCGCCGGATTGACGCGGATCGATGTAGACTTTGCCGTCGCCCAGCGTCATGCCGTCCGCTTTTTCGCGGCCGAGCTTCTTACGGACGATGGCGATGGTTCTGCGCGGGGGCATTAGGCGAGGTCGGCTTGCCTGGCATCGCACTCGGCGCCGCACGCGGCGTATCCGGCGACATCAATCCAGTTGTCCGCTTTGTGGCAGTGCGCTTGGCGGGCGATCTTCACCAGGATCATCAGCGCGGCGATGTCGGATGCCGTGACCAAGACCTGCGCGCCGTTGGTGCGCGACAGGTAGCTGGAGAACATCTCGGCCTGCGTTGCGAAGTCATCCGCGGGCGAGCCGTAGTCTTCGTTGCGTGATCCGCAGACGGCGGATGACGCGGCATCGAGTGTTTGCTTGGCGGTTTGCATTTAGGCGGCTTTCTTCGCCATGAGCTGGACGTAGTGGAGGTTGAGACGCGCTTGGAAGACCTTCCAGAACGGCTCGGCTGAGAACAGCCAAGCGACCTCGAAGTCATCCGGGGATTCTTTGCCGATGCGGACAATGCCGCGGCGTTGGACTTTCATTGTGGGGCGGTTCTCGTTCCACAATTGCTCGTAGCCGGCGAGCTGCACCTTGTGGGCGCCAACAATGGCTTTGCTCGTCTTCCAATCCAACAAGACGATCTTTCCGTCGCGGTCGCGGCTGGGCGCATCGATGGTGCCGCCGAAGAGGTATTCCTCGGAGACCAACTGCACCTCCGGCTCGATGACGGTGAGACCTTCGTCATCCCACCACCGCTTGAAGTTGTTGAAGGCGATGGTCGCTTTCTCGATGTCCGCGGGGCTGAACTCGGAGAGGTCGGCAACGTGGTTGTGGAGAAAACACTCGATGAGGAAGTGGGCGATGGTCCCGATGTCGGCGGCCTTGTCGCGCACCTTCCGGTAGTCTTGGCCCTCCATGCCCAATTTCCACGCCCAGTGGATGAGGCCGCTGCTGTCCTCGCCGATCTTGGCGATGGTGCTGGCGCCGGGAACGTCAGTGCCGTCTTTCAGCGGATACTTCTGGTGGGCGCGGGTCTTTTCGAGGCGGACGATTTTGCGTCCGTCCTCGGTGAAGCGATCCGGCTCGGCGGGCTTGGCGGCTTTGGCCGAAGGGAGGCGGCGTTTTGCCGCCCCCCTTGTGGATTTGGTTGTGGTGTTTTTCTTGGGCATAAGAATTACCAGCTAATTTCTTCGTCGTCCGTGCCGGTCTTGCGTGCGGCGGGCTTGGCTTCGGACACGTCGAAGCCGTAGGCCACGGCGCTGCCGCCATCGCCCCAAGTGACGAGGTCATGCACCATGACAGCCTTGGGCTGCAGCGTGATGCCGGCCCCGAGCGTGCCGGTGTACCAGCAATACGGAACGACCGCGACTTGGATCTTGCTGCCGCCGCCGACATTATCGGTGATGATGTCGCCGGAGGCGTTGAAGAGCTTGGGCGCGCGGCTGTAGGTCTCGCCGGCTTTGTCTTTGCCCACGGCTTTGACCTTGAGCTTCAACTGGACGAGACCGTCGTTGTCTTCCCACGGCGCGGCGTGGAGCTTGAGCTTGTTTGATGAACGGCTCGGCTTCCTCGGCGGTTAGCTCGAGGTTGACTTTGAACACTCCCACGTCGTCGAACTTGGTGTCCGGGCGATTGAGGTGAGGGTAGCGGGCGATGCCCACGGGTGTGGTTAGGGTTTTGTTTGGCATATTTATGCGTTGGTTGGTGTTTGGTTTTGTGTTGGGACTAGAAAATCGGAGCGGCGAAGGATGGTGAGGAAGTCCTGTGCGCGGAGCGTGATGAACCACTCCTCGCCGTTGCGCTTGTGGGCAACGACCGGGAAGAGCTTGGCCTTGGCATCGCAGATGGCTTGGGCCATCCAATCGCGGATCTTCACGACTTGGCAGAACTTCACCTCAAAGTGGAAGTCGGGCAGGCACGGGCAGACAACGTCCGGCGAATCCCCAAGTCCGCTAAACTGCTGCCCGCGCCTGATCCCAGAGTCGCCGAAGGCTTCGCGCAACTCGTCTCTCCACATGCGCTCTCCGCGGGCGCCCTTGGCTCTGCTATTCATCAAACCCTCCTGCGATAGTAGCAAACTGACGAAGCGCCGCGGCTTTGGACAAGAACAGATCCGTCACGCATAAGTCGGACTTTCTGTCAATAACCGCCCACTTGCCTACTTGACGAAATTCGGAAATGTCAGAAGTAAACTTACTGTTGTCGCCTGTAAATTGGTGGACATAGTAGCGCAGAGGATGCTCCACAACCCACTCGCGGGAGTCCTGCACGAATGTAGGAACCTTTGCTTTACTCATTGATCGCCTCCACTAATTCCTTGGCTACGGCGAACAAGTCTGACGGCTTGTCTTGGCCCCACGTCACGTCGCTGCCGTCAGTCAGGCGGCCAACTGGCGCGGTGCCCTCGAAGCGGGTGAGCGAGGGACGCCATGTGAGGTTGAGTGTGCCGGTGCGGCCGGCGCGGTGCTTGGCGACGATCAGCTCGGCGTCTTGGACTTCCGGCTCCTCGTCTTGGACGGCGTAGTAGGCGGGGCGATGGATCAAGCAAACGATGTCGCTGTCTTGCTCGATACTGCCGCTCTCGCGGAGGTCGGAGAGCTTCGGGCGGTTGTCGCTGCGGTTTTCGGCTTGGCGGTTGACCTGGGCGGCGGCGACAACCGGGACGCCCAACTCCATGCTCATGGCTTTGAGGCCGCGGGAGACGAAGCCGACTTCATTTTCGCGGGACTGGGCGCCGGAGTGTGAGACAAGCTGCAGGTAATCAACGAAGATGCACTTGACACCCCAGCGGCGGACGGCGAGACGAGCGCGGCCGCGGATGTCGAGGAGCGTGAGACCGCCGCGGTCGTCCACATAGAGGGGTTCGTTGCTGAATTGCGTGGCGGCGTCGAAGATGCGGTGCTTGATCGATGCCGTGAGAAAGCCGTTCCGAATGATCTCGGTGTTCGTCTCGGCGCGGCCCAAAACAACGCGCGCGGCGAGTTCGTTCGCGGGCATTTCGAGGCTGAAGTAGACAACCGGGATGCCGCGGCGGGACATGTTGTCGGCCATGTTGAGCATGAGCGCGCTTTTACCCATGGCGGGACGACCGGCGATGATGGTGAGCTGGCCACCGCGGAGTCCGCCGGTGACTTGATCCAGATCGCGGATGCCGGTTTGCAGGCCGAGCTTGCGACCGCCGGCCATGAGGCTCTCTAGCTCTTCGAGGAGGCCGGGCACGATGGCGCTGGGCGGGCGCATGCTGTCGGTGGCGGTAGTAAGCGAAAGGCTTAGGACGGACTCGCCGGCTTGCTGCAGGACGCTGTCGGCGTCCGCGGCCATGTCCTGAGCGGCGGCTTGCATGGCGACCGAGGCGTCAATGATGCGGCGGCGTGCGTGGAGGTCGCGGAGGGTTTGCGCGTGGTATTCGACCGCGGCACTGCCTCCGGCGTAGTCGCCAAGCATTTCGGTGAGCGCGCCGGCGCCGCCTACGAAGTTGAGCTTGTGCTGCGCGTCGATGCGCTGGGTGACGGCGATGACGTTGGGCGTGCCGCCTTCACCGCGGACCTCGGCGATGGTCTCGTAGATGAGGCGATGCGCGGGCGTGTAGAAAAGATCGGCGTGGATGCCGGAGACTTCGTCGCAAAGTTTGGGATCGGCCATCAGGCTGCCAAGCACGGTGCGCTCGGTGGCGGGGCTTTGTGGGACGGTGCGTTTCATTTTAGGCGGCGCCTCCGTCGTCATTGTTTTCCAGCACGACTATGACAATGAACGTCAGCACGATCAGCACTGCGTAGGTGAGAATGAGCGCGTTCATTTTCTTCCTTCCTGCGGGCGAGTTGTGCGCGGCGACGTTCCCAGCGGTCGCAGGCTGCATCGACTAAGCGAAATGATTCTTCGAGCCATGGTGTGATGTGGTGTTCGGGCGGTGGTGGCGGTTGATGCTCAGTGGCCATGACGTTTTACGGCTTTCTGTCGTGGCGTGATCTGTTGGCATATGTTGGCAAATGTAGGCATGAGGGTCAAGGGTTTTTTGGGGTCTTTTTTTGGGGCTGTAGCCCGTGTTTTTGCGTCTGCCATGAATCGCGCAAATGGCCCCAGTCGCGCGGCTCAGTAACGTCTGTGCTGTGACCGCAAAGGTCGCAGGTGCCGAAATGGTAGGTCGCGCCATACGGATTACCCTCGGGTCGCTTGCCGTGCAGCCGGCCGCACTCGTCGCATATCCAGTCGGGATATGGCTTGAGGAAGATCGCCTCGTAGTTGGCCCGGTAACGGTCGCCGTTGACCGGCCGCGGTTGGTCACCCTTGCCGGCCATTAGCGTTCCCCCCCGTCGAGGCCGCATTCTTTCCAAAATTCGCGGCGGTAGTCGTTTTCCAGCGACTGCATGTGATCCATGGCGGTGTCGTCGGAGATGACGCTGTCGAGATCCCATGAGCACGGGTAGTGCTTGACGATGGCGCGGGCGGTGAGGCGGACTTCGCGCGGGATGCGCTTGATCTTCCCCGGCACACATAAGTCGAGGAGGAATTGTCGCGCGCGGGCCAAGGCGCGGGCTTGTTCCATGGGCAGGCTCATCGGATCGCGGTCGCCTCCTCGATGGCGTCATGCGCCTCGTTGGCGACTTCATTGCTAGGCTTGACGCAGCGGTTGATGACGCGGATGAGGCGATTGTTGGAGCAGATCAGCTCGCGGACTTGCGCCTCGAGCGAGGCGGTGTTGTCCGCGAAATTGGAGCCGAAGCCGACTGAGCCGACAACCAAGTCGGGGATGATCGTGCTCATTTGCGCGCCCTCCGTTTGCTGCGGCCGAAGATGAAGCCGGAGTTGCGGAACGATGGCTGCGTGATCAAGCCGCGCTTGGCGAGGAAGCGGTCGCACGCTGCGTTGATCGACGTGGCCTCGAGCATGAGCCGGCCAAACAGCGGGCCGGTGGGTTCATATTCGAGGGCCAACGTCTTGCCGTTGCGGAGGGTCATTTGCTGCGGGCCTCCTCAAGTTCGGTGGCGAGTTGGCGGACGAGGGCGCGCAAGGCCATTATCGTGGCGATGCTTTCGTCGGCGATCTGCTCAACGTATTCGATGTTGATGTTGAGGTTGGTTTTCGGCGCTTTGCGGGCGCTCGCTTTTTTGGTGCTTTTGGCGGGTTTCATAAATATTTAAGGAGTATTAAGGATGGGGTGGGACATTTGCTGGGTGACCCCTAAAGATTCTTGCGAATACATAGCTGCGACTTGGTCGAGCAGTTCCCAGTTGTCGGGGTCGCGGGCGTCTGGGGCCGAGCTTCTTACCGCTTTCTTGCGCAGCTCGGCTGGCAGGTATGAACTGCGACGCCTATTGCCAAGCTCGGCGCGCGTGTAAAAAACCCACTTATCTATATCTGCAAGATGGACGGCCAGCACATCAAACGCCGTAACCGCGTACGGCCCTGACAGTCGCCCACAAGGAAATGAGTAACGGTATGCGCCCCCCGGCTTCCAACCGCTTCCGCCCGCCGCCCAATTGGCCAATTTAACCTGCACTGTCACCGGCCGAATAAGATGCGGTCGCTTGACAATAGCGTCGAAGTCTTTGCTTTTTCCGCGGGCTGATGCAACGATCCATCCGCGTTTTTGGGCCGCGATTTCAAATGCCAATTCGCTAATGTCGCCCTTATCGCAGGCGCTAAGAACTTCGCCACCCAACGCTACTTGCGAGTGATTGCCGTCCTCTATGGCAAAAAGCGCCCGCGTCATGCTGCATCCTCCTTGCCAAATTGGCGGCGCATCTCGGCAAGGCTGCGCTCAAGGGCTGACTGGCGGGGTTGTCCTTGCGGCGGCAGGGCAACAAGTTTGGACGCGGAGAAAGGCGCATCAATGAAGACGCCGCGCCAGCCGTGTTTGATGGACTTGTTGATGGCCTCAACGGCGGCCGCTTCATTGACCTTGCCCAAGTCGGCGATGATGTCGCGGCTTGCGGTCGGCGTGAGTCGGTGGCCGATTTCGCGGCGGTGCTGAATAAAGCGCTGCCAAGCGGTGGCCAGACCAGGGCCGTGGGGCAAGGGGAGGGATGCTGGGTCGAATTTGGGAGCGGGGGCGCGTTTTGGTTTGGGTGCTTCCTTTTCCGAAGAAGGTAGCGAAGGCGACGTAGTCGCCGGAGCGGGCGCGCCAGCGCCCTTATTACGTTCCTTTATGTTTCTTATAGTTGGGGTCTCATCGTGAGACCACTTAGGTCTCATCGTGACACTACTTGGGTCTCTTTCTGAGACCGGTCTCATTCTGAGACCCATCTCGGCGGACACGCCGGGGATCTTCCAAATCGATGCCTCGGCGCCGTCTCCGGCCAGCTTGCGGTGGCCCTTTTCGACCATGATCAGCTCGCCGCGGTCTTGCAGGCGGCGCAGGCAGCGGGCGACCGTGGCGCGGGCGAGGCGGGTCTTTTCTTCGAGCTTGCCCCACGAGCCGAAGCAGTTGCCCGCCTCATCGGCAAAGTCGGCCAAGGCCAGCAGGACAAGCCGGTCGGCGCCTTCCGCGGGCGATTGCGTCCAGACGTAGTTGGTAGCGGCTACGCTCATCGGCGCCACCGGTTGCGGCGGATGCCGTCGCGGTTTTCAAAGACAAGGCGGCCTTCAGTGTCGGCTTTAACGTAGACACACTTGATCCGCTCGCCGGCACTCCAGTCCGCGGCATTCTGCACTGAGCAGATCACCGGCTCCGACCAGTCGGGCACTGAAACGTAGAGCAGGCGGGTGTTGGGGATCTTCTTCGGGAGAACGGCGCCTGTGACCTGGTCGCCGGGTTGGTAGCCGACCTGTTTGGCGACAGTTTCGGCGAGCTGCTGGTCGGTGACTGGGGCGGCTTTGAGGGTGGCTTCGGGGGGATTTTCGGCAGGTTGACTGATGGGTTGGCTGATTGTTGACTTGGCGGCGGCTAGGATGTGCTTGATCATAAAGTGTTTTTGCAAAAAATTTCGGGGGTTGCTATCGGTGGGGGGTATTTGCAAAAGTCAGAGCATCGACCCCCGCCCCCCCGGTCGGACAGAGGAATGTGCGAGCAATTGATCATAGTTGTGCCATTATACATTTTGAACATAGTATTCGGTTATGGCGTAACGTGTTGATCTTCAACGCTCGCGCTTTGCTGGTTGGGCATTATCGGTGCATCTGGCAGGGCAGGAACCTCCATTTGGCCGGCGCGTTCCACCGAGCCAACCGTAATATCGACACGCTCCGGCGTCACATCGATGACCTGGGCGCTCCTCAGTCCGCTCACGAAGCTATTCCAAGAGTCAGCCGCAGGCGCCATGACGTGTTCGACACGCTGCGTTGCTCCACCAGCCAGCAGTTCAGATTTCTCTGTTGCAACCGCAGACATGATAGTGAGTTCGTGACTCTTCATGTCGGGTATCCTCTCAAAGAGTTCCGCGGTCCCAACTGCGGCCAAGGTCTTCCAATTCTTCGACGTAATTTCCCGCGCGCGTTCCAACAGCTCCGGCCTGTTGCGTATCAGCGCCATGATCGTGTGGTACGAAGTGTTGAACGCGCGGCACATCTCACGGATCGACATGCCGGCCATATGCGCTGCGGCGATCTTCTCAGCCTTCGCTTCGGGCACCTCGAGGCCGGTTGAGCGGCCCACATGCACCGGAGCAATGTCTGGCTCGGGCTTGGCTGCTTTCTTTTTGGGTTTAGATGTCGTCCGCGGTCTTGCCATAGTCAGGAAATCAAAACGCCTCTGCGGGGCATTTCGTGAATTGCCCTCTCTGTAGAAATCTCCCTTAAATAGCGGGTCACATTCGCCATCACCCTCTGAGCATCAGCCTTGGAGCCGATCACCTTGAAGATGACCAGATGCCCGCCGCAAATAGCCCAGGCGCAGCGAGTCAGCTTCAGCCCGGAGCGCAGGTATTTGGACGCCGCACCGATGCGCGACTGGACGCGCCACTCATTGTGGGCGACCGGCCAAGCGCAGAGGAGAGGCGCCATCTTCAAGCCGCCAACCTCCGCTGCAGGATGTGCTTGGCCCACCAGTCGATTCCCTTGGTCAGGTGGTAGCGGCCGCAATACTTGCACTCGTAGACAGTCATCATCGGCTGACAACGACGCGCCTCTGCCGCGGTGTGAAAACGCCGCTTACGCCCGCACGCTCGCCATTGCTTAAAGGTCATCACCTCGAGCGCTTCCTCCAGATCCTGTCAGCCACCGCCAACATGGCAGCCGCCGGCAAACACGGCCGCTCACCGTGATACACCTTGGCGCCAGTCTTCTCGTTGTCCCGCGCGGCGAGCCATTGGGTTACGAGGTCGATGTCGTGGGCGGTCATGGCTAGTTCAGTGCTCCCCATTGCTCGGCCATCGCATCGGCGATGCCTTGGTAAGTCTTGCTTCGCTCGGCCCAACGATTCTCCGAGGGTGGCAGCTTGTTCTGGCCGCTGTCGGTCTGGTTGCTCCACCGCGGCAGGCCGTTGACGATGCGTGGCTCGACAGATTGCGTCGGGCGCAGTGCCGGCAGGTTTTTTAGCCATAGGCAGGTCGCCTTACTGGCGTCGTGGCCGAATTGGTGCGGGTGGATGATCTGGTCCGGCTTGCGTATGCGCGTTGAGATGCAGCCAACCGGGTTCTCAACAGCGATGCGCTCGATGGGCAGCTGAAGGAACCACTGGACCAGCGCCAGCGCTGCCTCGGTCTTTTCTTGGCGCCTTGGGTCGCGCTTGTTCCAGTGCAACCCGGACGAGCACAGGTAGGTGCAGGGAGGATGGGCGATGATGATGTCCCAGTCGATTGAGGCCCGCAGCACACTCTCAATGTCTTTCTGAATGTGCCGCCGGGCGTCGTCGGCGGCCGGCAACAAGTCACAGCTCCAAGCATCATGCCCGCGATACGCAAACGCTTCGCGGACGACGCCGGAGAACTCGCAGGCAACGAGGACTCTCATGGCTACCGATTCCCCCAGTGATGCCCGCAGACTCGATCCGCCTCGTAGTCCAAGCGCTTATCCTCGAGCCACTCCGCTTCCTCCTGCGGGGTGCGCTCGCGGCGGATGCGGCTGGCTTCCGGCGCGGGCGAGGGAAGTAAAAGCGTCTCGCTCATTGCTCACCTCCGAGTTGATAACTGCGCTTGTCCCAATCCTTCTTGGTCTTGCAATACGCCCACAGCGCCTGGTGCATCTCGGCGTTGGCCGCATCGATGGCCTTGCCGTTGGTCAGCGTAGCGATGTCGGGGAAGGAGCCGGCCAAGAGTTCGCACAGGCGGCGCGCCTCGTTGCGCTCCTTGATCAGCTTGAGCATTGGCGACTGCAACTGCGGCAGCGTGGCAGCCAACGCTTCAACCACCGGAATGACGGCGTCCGCGGGTCCGAGGCATTCGGCATCTCCGCATTCGCACAAGGCGTCCGGGTGATATGGCCGGTCGATGTTGAGGTCGATCATCGCGCGCCTCCGATCTTGTTAATGATTTCCAGCGCAACGAACGTGCCGACCGCGAGAACGACCACCGTGCAGAACACGGGATCGGTGAGGTAGCTGAGAACTTCGAGCGCACTCATTTAGTTTCCTCCCGTCGTGTTCGCCGAGATGAACTTGGCGAGTTGCATGGCAGGTATCCGGCGCGTGCGTTGCCCGAAGGCAATGCTCGGCAGCCGGCCGTCGATGAC